AGAAAGCCACTAAATTTAAACTAGCACTAGAAAGAGGTGAGGCTTCATCAGGCGCAGGTCGTAGAGGTGCTTCATTTATACCTGGAGTATTCACGAGTCAAGGACAATTCGATGAAGAGTTTTACGCCTTTTCTAAGTGATTTAACAACGCTCTCTGTTTTTCCGCTTAAACCCTCTGTAGCTGACTTGCCAAAAGCTACATTTTCATCAATAAACTTCTTAAACTGGTGAGCCTCCAAAGCATCAGGATTAGGCTTTCTTTTTATCCTTAATGCTATTTTGTTTATTAAGTTCTCTGCTGGTGTTACACCTTCAATCTGAGAGCCTTCAAATCTCGGTTTTCCGTTATCGTCAAATGTCACACCTAAATCATCAAGATCATTAATAAACTTATTTACAGGGTTATCTATATTAACATCCTCCCCCTTCAATCCCTTTGCTATTCTGCCAAGCTGCTTACCTGCCTGTTTATTATTACTCTTAACAAAGTCAATCTTTTTAACTAATGCGTCGCCGGCAACATCTGCAGTTCTAACAAGTGCTTTTTGTCTAGCATCACCCTTACCCTTTTCAACAATAGAAACCATTCTAGCCATTTTACGTTTATCTGTGGCGCTGGCATTTGCTATCAACGTTGTTACAGAATCATCAAATCCTTGTTTACGTGCTTCTTTAACCATTCCAAAAACACGCGGTTCAAATCTGTCGTTACCTAACTTCCTTTCGAAACTTTTTTTAACTTTATCAGATGCAGCTACGCCAAGATCGTTAAGCACCTTGTTTCTGCTTTTAGGTAGTCTAAGTGATTGTGCAGCACTCAATCCAACAACGGGAGCAGTACCAAGCACAAGAGGTAATGAACCTAAAGCCTCACCTATATCACCAACAAACTCTTGTCCTGCTTCACCTCTTGGTTCAAATGTTAAAGCTGATGCTCTTTCTTGCGCTATCTTCAATCCCTCGCCGCGAGGTATTTGACCGGTTAACTCTTTTGCTGCACCTTCTAGTGATCCACCAAGAAAACCTAAAGCGCCACCTGTTGCACCGGTTGCTAATGTTAAAGCAGCTTCACCTGCTCCTGTTAATGTTTCGCCTAATGTTCTTTCTGGTTGCGGCGGTCTATCTGGAAATGCTGGTCCTGCACCACCTGCTGGTACATCAATATTACCTGCTGATGGCTGTATTACTTGTTGCTGTTGAGGTAAAGATATCAACCCACGATTAACAGCTTCATCAAACTTAGCCCTAGTTACAGGATCAAATTTATCCTGCAAACCTCTATTTGCAATCTCTTGCCATTTCTCTTTAGTGGTAGCCATTAGTTAAATAACTCATCATCAGAAAGCGTGGTTATATCGGTTTGTATATTTTGCGGTGCGGGTGTAAATGTAAAGTTACTTAATGTACCACCTCTACTAGCTTCTATTAATTGATCTAGTTCGATATTTTGTGCGTTTTGGTCTGCGATAAAGTCAGATAACAATTGAATGTTAACTGCTTCATCCCTACCTATACCAAACATGGCTTGTTTCATCCCTTGTATATCAGCATCTGTTGGTCTAGTTTCCCCTGCTGCTTTTAGTTGTTGTCTTGCTGCAACTTCTGCAAATGCGTTAAACTCTTCATCGAATTGTCCTTGACTCGTGAATACTCCAGGTATAAATGAAGCACCTCTACGACCTGCGCCTGATGAAGCCTCACCTCTTTCTAGTGCTAGTTTAAATTTAGTGGCTTTCTTTACTGATGATGCTCTACCAGAAGATGTACCAGAAAGTGTACCAAGCCTTTTTATATTTCCGCGCTGTATGGCTGTTTGTTGATCAGTTAACAAACCTTCTTTAGCCTCTTCCATCCTGATAAGCTGACCTAATCTGGCTAACTCTTTCTTGCGATTAAAGGCTTGGTCACGCGATACCTTGACCGCCTCTTTAGCCGCTTCACCAGTTAACGTCTCGCCCGTTGGTGATATAACTCGCCTGCCTCCGCGCTTGAGCACCTCGATAACAGTTCCATCATCGAGAATCTTAGCTGATTGAACGCTAACAGGCCCGACACTAGTTAAGTCTTTAAGAAATCCTTGTTGAACTCCTATAGTCTCAGTCAAGCTTAATAACTCTCTAGCACCTTGAATATTGCCCGAAGCTAATAAGTCTTCAATCTCACGAGTATCAGTAGTGTCACCACCTAATTGCTCAATAATACCTAAACGCTCACTAAGAACACCTAAAGCACCGTTTACATCACCAGCGCCTAAACGAGTGTTAACTTCTCGCGCATCTGTGAATAATGCTTTCTTTCGTTGATCGTCAAGTTGCAAAAATTGTTGCCCACGTTGAAACTCTTGCTGTTCTCGTTGGAATTCTTGCTGCTCTATTTGCCGCTTACCAGCTAAGCCTTGGGTTATTGCCCCTAAAAAGTCAGATGCTGCCATTTATATAATCTCCTACAATATCGTATCTAACAGCCTTATATCCTGTGTCAGTTTCTACAACTGAGTTAGGAATAAACTTCTCTACCTCTTGAGCTAATACACCTATAGCTTTACCGGTCAATCCTAATAAGCCATTCCAAGTCCAACGGTAAATATTTACACCATTCTTCTCGCCTATTTTGGTGATGTTATCTTTTAATCTTACATCACTAAATAAAGCTGCTAAACCTGCGACATCTGTAAGTGTTCCACCAAGCGCTTGAGCAGAACCAGTTATTCCACCAGCTTGAGCTTGACCAATATCCCCAGCACCACCTGCTAACTGCGTTGCTTGACCAGTTGATAAGTTAACTAATTGAGTCATTAAATCCTGTTGCTGTTGAGCGCTTAATTGCCCAAAACCACTCAATAAATTACCGACATTAGCTGAACCTTGTCCTAGTATATCACTTAATCCAGTACCTTGTTGACTTTGAAGATTAGCTAGAGCTGACGAACTAGCACCAACTTGCCCGGCAATATCACGACCTGCTTGTGTCCTGCCTTGTGCAACATTTTGACCAGTTGTCTGAAATAAGTTAGCCGCGTTTAATCCACCTTGCTGTTGAAATCCAGCACCTTGACCAGCTAAACCAGCAGATATACCAGCACCTTGACCAAATAAATTAGCCTGACTTTGAGCTGCTTGTAATTGTCTACCTACATTTTGATTAGCTAGATTACCTTGTTGCTGCCCAGCTTGAGTAAGGAATTGACCTTGCTGCCCTGCTGCTTGCAATCCTTGACCGCTTAATTGTGCTAAGTTCTGGATATTTTGCTGCTGATTTTGAGCCGTTAAACCTAGGCTTCTTTGTTGAAGCTCTTTCAATACTTCGCCGCCGCCCAATCCACCTGTAGCCGCATTCTGGTTAATAATATCCTGTAACGCCTGATCTCTTGCAAACACTTGTCCGGGGCTTTCAATAAATCCTTGCTGCGCTGCCTGTTGAGCTTCTGCACCTAAAGCACCTGTTAATGCGGCTTGTCTTTGTTGAGCGTTAGCACCAGCACCAACGAATTGACCAACACCTTGTTCAGCTCGTTGGAATAAAGGCTGGCCAGTATTAGGGTCAACATTAAAATTTCCACCTAAAGCTTGTTGTCCTTGTTGTAATTGACCCTGCGCTAATTCGTTACCGAATAATAAAGTATTTAACGCTTGATTGGTGCCTTGTTGTTGAGCGCCCAAAGCACCTTGAAAACCGCCTTGCAAAGCTTGCTCAGCACCAATCAAACCAGTTTGTGGAACTGCTTGTTGTAATTGTTGAGGTCTCAACTGTGGTTGAGATTGTTGAGCAGGACCACCTAGTTGTTGAGGTAGCGCAGCTTGCTGAGCAATGCCAGGTTGCTGGCTTAATGCAGGATTAGGAGGTGGAAATGTTGGACCACCTCTAAACCTTCCTTGAGGACCACCACCGCGAGGATCGAAACCCGGAGTCTGAAATAAGTTAACTGCCATTTTATGGAATCCTACGGTTATTGAATCGACCACCAAGAGGTGAAGCTATTGGAGCACTAAACCCACCAAAATTATTCTGAGGTTGTGGGCCTATTTGCTCAGGTGGGGCGAATGGATTTTGTAACTGTGGTAATTGAACGTTACTTAAAAAACTAAAGTCAGGCTGTTGCAACTGTGTAGGTTGAAACTGACCAAAGTCAATAGGTCTTCCGAGTATTGCATTCTGAAACTGCGGTAAACCTTGAGCAATCTGTTGTTGTGCTGCTACATTGCCTTGTTGAAATATATTTGCCTGCTGTGGGATAGCCTGACCAAAAATATCTAAAGCACCTTGAAATCCACCAGATAAAGCCTGTTGAGCACCGGGAAATATATTTTGTATATCCCGCCTTGCTTGTTCGGTGCCTTGGCGTATAAATTCTTGTCCTGCCTCGATGCCTTTGATACTCGCTTTAGCTCCTTTTTTTTCTGCTCCACCAAGGAAAGTATCTTTTACTGTTCTGATTATCCCGGTCATAATACAGCCTCTTTAATCTCGTCTAACGTAATGCCAACCATTATTTGATCAACAAGCTTCTTATCTTTTAGAAATGACAACCTGTTAACCCCTTCTTCTTTAAAGCCGCATTTTATAGCGAAAGATTTTATATTCTTTTCTGTTGCTGGAAATTGTGCGACAACCTTTTTAACGCTATCGTTACAATGGTTTAAAATCCAATTAAACACAGATTTCATTGATTTTAATGAATACTTTCTATACTTAGGTAAAATCATTGGGTGTAAATCCAACACGGTTTTAGAGATAGGCTTTAATATGTACAAACCTATTAGCTCATCATCTTTTTTTATAGCTAAATAACAATCATATTCAGCATCAAAACCACAATCATCAATAGAGCAATTTGACTCTAATAGATCGCCTATTAATTCAGGATTTAAAGCGATGTATTTGATTTTATCAATATCAAAAGTTCTCTCTACTATCATCCGATTAACTTCCATTCGTTTGAATCAACACCAGCACCGTCAGCGTCTTTCTGTTTAATATAAAATATACTTCCAACTGATGCGTCCTCATCCATATAACTAGAGCCTTGTAAAGCTGGGACGACTCCCTCTGGACTCCCAGAGCCTATAATTAAAGACCTATCCATAATCGCCCTGAAAAATGTACGGCTTTGCTTTGTCATCGTCCCATCAGCTTCAACAATAGGCTTATTGATGTTTATTTTGGTTATATTAGTTGCCACGTTGACCACCTTTTAAACGACCTTCTAGCTTAATGAATTCGCTTTCAACCTTGTCACTCATGGTATGCCGAATTAAAGCTTCTCTTGGAAATCTACCAAGCCTATTCCAAATAGTTCTACGGTTATATTCACCAATTCCACCTATACCTCTACTGGTTTCATTGTTAAATCCGTTACCAGTTTTAGATGTGGACATTCTAATTTGCGGATCAGGAGTTTCTAACGTACCAACTCCGCTTTTAAATGTCGGTTCTAGTTCGGTAATTGAAATAGAATTACCTTGATTTGTTAAAGGCTGAATAACACAAGATCGAATTATTTCATCGTCGTATTCTGAAAATATAAATGGACTAATTTCACCGATACGCCCATCTTGAGAATCACCACATAACAATAACCCATCAACGAAAGCGACTGAGTTAACGCGCCATCTAATAGTCTGAGTAAAACCTTTAGTATCTAATACTTGACTCTTGCGCTCATTCCATTTACCTGTAACTGTGTTGTATTCAAGTGTTAACGTAGGGAATGAAAACCCTATAAAATGAGCTCCGTTTTGTGAAAATGAATAGCTGAATGCAGACTCAATGTCTGATGCTGGAAAACTTTGTAATATTTTATCTATCGCAGTAGTCGAAACTTTATCCGCTTGACTGCCTATAAGAGTCCATATAGCAGGACTTTCATTAGTTCCTGCACCAATCCACATAAATGAATTTTTAGTGTTTTCAATGGCGAATGGCGCCGATATACCAACATCAATAAACAATCCTGTGCGCTGATATTTAGTGCCGTTAAATTCTGTTTCTTCTATAGTCTCACTACCACCGATATACACACCGTTGTTGCTAGTGTGAATTCCTGTAATTATATCTGGGTCTGATTCAGCGCTAAATACATTTAAAGCGTTCCAACTTGTACCATCGTTAGCATCTGAGCGGATAAACTTCTTGGTATCAGTAGTTACAACGAAAAAAGAGTCATTAAAAACTACGTGCTGGGGTGCTCCGTTAGCAATAAAACTAGGATCTGTTATTTCTTTAAATCTATCAGCTGGTATAGCTTGAGCCTCGTCAATGATAAATCCTTTTCCACCAGGGATAAG